ATAGTGCTCCTTTTTCTAAAGGTGCCCCCTTCTCTGAGCCAGCCGAGTTTTCACCAGAGGAAGATACTGATGACAAAAAGAAAGTTAATTCCTCTAAGAAACAAAGGNAAAAGGTCGAAGCTCTTGTTAAGAGTGTGCTGCAAAAAAGAGCAGGTACATCAAAATGATGACTGTGTTTGAAATCCTAGAGGGAAAAGCAGAATCAGGTCAGGGTTCTAAAAAAGGAAGAGAAAAGTATACTACTCCACCTAGCAAAAAAGGAAATACCCGTGACAAAGGGGCTGTGAAGTCTCTTAAAGGTAGGGTTAGAATTTATGCTACAATTGCTAAAGCCTTAGAGCAGGGAAAAGTAGGATCTATTTTTAGTACTAAAGGTTCTGATAGATTATATGTTATATCCCACTCCGACTGGGGCGAGAAGAGCAAGGGAAAAATTGCAAAGGGATTTACTCCTGGCAGTTCGACTCCTTCTTCAAAGTGGAAAAGTGTTAAAGCGCATTCAGTGAGAACTATGTTAAAACATGGAACTACTAAATCATCGCGGTTGATGAAGAAATACGGTCCTGGGGCTGAAAATAAGATTGCAAATTCAAAAAAGGCAGTAGCCAAAGGTAAATGATGTTTATAACTGATACTTTTATTATTGAAAACTTACAAATTTTAGAGGAATCTAAACAAGATGGGACGATGCGTATCTCTGGGGTATTCCAGAGGGCAGGAACTCCTAATCAGAACAAGAGAATCTATGAGAAAAAGCTTCTTGTCAGAGAAATGAGTAGACTTGATGAAGCTATTAAAGAGCGAAGATTAATGGGAGAGCTAGACCATCCCACTCAAGATGCGGTAAGGTTGCATAATGTATCACATTTGGTTACTGAATTAAAGATGAGAGGGGATGATATGATGGGAGAGGCTGAGATATTAAATACTCCCTGTGGACAAGTAGCCCAAGCTCTAATCAAAGGTGGAGTAAAGCTAGGCATCTCGTCCCGAGGCACAGGTACACTGAAAGAGCGTCAAGATGGATTAGCTGTAGTTAATGATGATTATAAACTAGTAACATTTGATTTAGTAGCGGATCCATCAACCAAAGGAGCTTTTCCTGCCTTAGTAAATGAGGGGGTAGATTCTAAATTTATTGAGGAAACAGTTAAGTCTACTTATGATAAAGCTTTATCGGAGAAAATTTTTATTACATTACTTAAAAACCAACTAAACAAAAATTAAAAATTTTTGTTACTTTTAATAGAAAATGCGTAGATATCTACGTATTTGGAGTTTATATCGATGACGAAATCTAAAAAGGATCAAGTAGCCCCGATTGTAGAATTGCTTCCTGAGGGACTTTCAGAAGCAGCAGTTACAGAGATTGCTACATTAGTTAATGGTATCATTACTGAGCAGGTAGAGACCAAGGTTCGTGAGTTAGAATCTAAAGTAAAAGGATTTGTACGATCCAGGATTGATACATTAAAGGACCAAGCAATAAGAGAACTTCATGAAGAGGATGATACAGTTAGGAATGCTAATTTATTTGAATCAGTGAAGACTTTGATGGCGTTGGAATTGAACAAGGGAGATGAAAATAATGCAATTTCTGACCTTGTTGAAGAACAAAAAGAATTTGAGGTGGAAGTTGAAATTTTAACGGAGGAACTCAGCAAATCATTTGAGGAAAACGCAAAATTGAATACTTCGCTTCAAGCTCTTTCAAATAAAGTTGAGAAGCTTACCGAAGATAAGAATGCTCTTGAAGAGGCAGTCGAAGTTTTAGAGGAATCTAAAGGAGAACCATTCAAGTCTTCAGAAAAAGCCCTCATCATTACCGAGGACGTTGATAAGAAGGAAGTTAACAAACCCGAAAGCTCTTTTTATAACGATCTTTTAACCCCCGAGGTCATGAAGTTTATGCCCTCTAATCCCGAGTCTAAATAAGGAAAAAAATTATGTTACAAGAAAACTCAGAAGTCCTGAATAAGTGGGAACCCGCATTAGAGGGAATCAGTAATGATTACACACGAAGGGTGACGGCTCAACTGCTGGAGAATCAAGCCAAGTCTATTATCGCTGAGAAGAATGATAGAGTTGATGAGGCTGATGCTCCCACTACAGTTGGTAAGTTAGGCACTTTTCAAAAGTTTGCCTTTCCTCTCATTCGTCGCGTTTATCCACAGTTAATCGCTAACAATATTGTCGGTGTCCAGCCTATGGGTGGACCTGTTTCCCAGATCTTCTATCTGGGTAACGACCGTGTTGCTGGTGCTTGGAGCCGTACTGAGACTGTTTACAGCAAGTATCGTCTGACGTATGGTGGAGCAACTGCTAGTGCTGTGTTCCGTAATGCCCAAGGCGTTCCCGCTGCAAACGTAGCAGGCAGTGCTGATGTCAACTATAGTGCAATCTTTGGAAACCTTTCTGGTTCTCCTTCGACCACTATGGGTGGTCAGATTGCTTCTTGGCCTGATTCTTCGACCATCGTTGGTTATGCAGTATCTTCAGGTGAAGCTCTCAGTGGTAATGAAATCCCTGAGATCAATATGCACGTCGAGCAACAGCCTGTTGTTGCCCGTACTCGCAAAATGAGAGCCCTTTGGACATTAGAAGCGGCTCAAGACTTGCGAGCATATCACAATCTGGATCTTGAAGGTGAGCTTACGGATCTTCTTTCTAAGGAATTAACCTTGGAGATTGATCGTGAGTTGATTGAAGATCTACGAATGATCTCTTATGATCCTTCAAACCTTACAGGATGGGATCGCGGATCATTGGATAATAATAACTCCAATTCCTTCGGTCAAACTGGTACGCGACATACACCACAATCACCAACGTCTAACGCTGGTGGTCCTACCGTGGTAGGCTTTACTCCTCAAGAGTATCTGTATGATTTTGCCAATAACAATGCATTCAATCCTTCGGGCACGAATAGCAACGTTTATCTGGTAGACCTTTCAGGTACCTTTATGACTCCCACTGGGAAGTTTGCTCCGCAACACGTTGGTCAGATCTACTCTAACCTGCTTGCAGCGATCAACTTTGCATCGAATGATATCTACAAGACCACCTTCCGTGGTCCAGGTACGTGGTTAATCACTTCGCCGCTGATTGCTTCCATGCTGGAGTCCGCTGCCAAGCTTGAGGGAGGTTTGCCTGCGAAGGATGGTCCAAGTCCTAACTCTGTTGCCTACAAGGGTAAGTTCGCTGGTAAATATGATCTATATGTTGATCCTATGTATCCAGAGGACGAGATCATGATTGGTTACAAGGGGGCTGGCCCCATGGATGCAGGCTATGTTTACTGCCCATATATCCCGCTCCAGCAGTTGCCAACCATTACAGATCCTCAGACCTTCCAGCCCAGGAAGGGAATCCTGACTCGGTATGGGAAGGCTGCTGTTGCACCAGCTTCTAGATTCTATCGAATCATTAGGCTTATTGGTCTGTCAGCCAACTTCCTCTTCCAGCCAGGAACCAAGGTCAAGGCTAGTACCTTCGCCACTGGTGGTGGAGCTACTAACACTGTCAGTCCCTGATTGACGGCTAGTTAGAATATAACAAGAGCCAGGAAATTAGTTTCCTGGCTCTTTGTTTTTGCCTATATATTGTAGAGGTATATGATGAAATATAAATATATTGGTGAACACCCCACAGTAATGCTTGTAGGGGAATCTTTAGCTACAATTACTAAGGGTGATATAATAAATTTAGTGGGAGCACCTTCTCCAGATTTCGTGCTACAAGAAAAAATTAAAACTAAAAAAGCATACCATGGTAGACAAGGTAAAAATAGGACATGCCCGTAGCACCTAAACTATCTGCGTGGGGCAATAGCTTCACGAAGTATGGCGGCAATCTAGCTACCCAAGGAAAGCCTGAGGGTGACATAGATATAGATAAGCTGAATAGAACTACCATGGTAGACGGGGTAGAGTGGTCCCACTTTGAGGAAACTCTTAAAGATTTTGTTCTAGCCAGACTAGGGCACCCTATTGTGAGAGTAGAACTTACCCCTTTTCAGATAAAGACTTGTCTAGATGAGGCGGTGGGAACTATGTATAATCATGCCCCTCTTTTTGCTACTCAATTTGTTGCATTTGAAGCTTCGGCTGGAATCAATACGTATGAACTACCGCAATTCATTCTTAATAACTTAGAATATGTAGTGTATAAGAAAACTCTTCTTTCTATCCAGCAAGCAGCAGGAACATTAGAGTTTGATTTTTTCATTAAATATTTTCAAGATAATTATCTCTTTCAGAATTTTGGTATAGGAGATTTCTATCTGCTTCAACAAAATCTAGAAATGACTAGAAAAATTTTGGGGCAGGAAGGTGCTTTTTCAGTACTGGATAATAAGTATTTGCATATTGTTCCAAAGCCTGTAGTAAATGGTCAAACGGTTATTGTTGTTTATAGAGGATTAAATTCGGATACTCTTCATCCAGCATACAGGAATTGGATTCAACAATATGCTCTCGCTGTTGCTAAAGGTACGTTAGGTCAAATTAGAGGGAAGTATCAAACAGTTCCTTCCCCAGGTGGTGGAGCAAAGCTGAACGGAGATGTTTTGCTAAAAGAAAGTATAGAAGAAAAAGATAAACTTCTAAAAAGATTACTAGATGAGTTTGAAGAGCCTCCGAGGTTCTCAACATACTAATGGAACAAGATATTTATAACAGGATTGGTAAGCTAGAAGATGGCATTACAGAGGTAAGGATTGAGTTAGCTCAGACCTACAAGGATTTAATTAATCATCATAAAATGGATGAGATTAATTCTAAGCATTACAAAGAAGAACTGGCAGCGATTAAAGAGGCAACCAAAGACAAGTATGTTGGGAAGAGCAGGTTTGATAAATGGATGGGGGAAGTCTTCACCCCCCAAACAATAACCATTATCCTGGCTATACTAGCAGCCGTTGCTGGAGCACAAATTTAAAGTGGAAAATAAAAAGAACTTCAAAGTAGGAGTTTCTCCTCCTCCACTACCTCAACTTGAGGAGTCTAACGGGGAACTGAATTTCTTTGATCCTACTAATCCTGATATTAATCTTTTTAATATTGTCGATGATGAGATGATTAAAATTTCTGGGTCAGAGATACTGTACTACGCTTACTTGCAAGGGGAGAGTGAGTATGATGAAGTCTATATGGAAGAAAGAAATAAACCTATATCTAAGGAGCCTGTCTTGGTGTATGGACATTATGAACCTAAAGTTCTTGAAGAAAATTTGAGTCAGTTTGGTATTGAACTTACGAATGACCAGTTATTTATTTTTAATAAGAGTTATATGGAACAGAGGATTAGAGGACATATCAAGCCAGGGGATGTTTTGCAGCCTAAGTTTCAAAATATGAGATATGAAATTTTTGAAGTTCAAGAAGATAGCTTTGAAATCTATGGTGTATATCATTTAGTATGTGCAGCTAAACTTCTAAGGGATTCGGCAGATGTTCAGGACACTCCTCTAACTCAGACTTCGGAGGACTTAGGGAGACCTTGGAAAGTAGAAACTATAGAGGAGTCTTACGATGGCTAAAACTTATCTCTCAAAAGAATCCACAGCTAGTGGGGCTATTCCTACTTTCCCTTCTTCTGATCCTCTTACTTGGGCACGAACCCAAATTGCTATAAGAACTAAAGAGGCTGATAAAATACCTTTTTTCTATAAAGAATCGTTAAGATTTATTATTTCAAAGTTAGGATCATTAGTTTATATTAATTCAGAAGAAGATGTGGTTGGTGTGAAATGTGTTCATGCTAATCCTGAGCGCACTGTATCTAAATTAAAACAAGAGAATAATATTATTCTTCCCATTATCTCTATTAATCAAAATTCTTCCAACAATGCTGATACTAGGAGGAGAGCTTCCTTTAATATTGTAAGTGAGAAATGGTGGAGTGAGGAGAAGAAGAGAGCGTTTAGGGTAATTAGTTTGGCTCCGAGAGCAGTGGACATTGACTATGGAATTAATATTTGGGCAAAATATAAAGCTAATTTGGATCAGTTGGTAGAACAAATAAGGCTTTTATTTAATCCTCATTTGGTTATAAAGAACCAATATACTAATGTAGCGCAGGCATATATTGATACAGAATCAGATAACTCTACTGTAGAGCTATCTGATAGGCAGGAGAGAATTATTCGAAGAACTTTTAATATTAAACTAGAAGCATATATTCCAAATCCTAAGTTTTTAATAACTTCTACCGGAGAAATTGAAGAATTTCATATAGATGCCACAATCTATTAAAAATAATAGCAAAAAAGTTCTACAAATATAGTAAATAAAGAGGAGAAGAGTTATGAAGATCATCACTAATACGAGTTTACAAAGCTGGAGTCTATTTTTCCAGACAGGAAAGGGAGTGCAGTCTTATTATTTAGAGCCTAATCAGACTATTAAAGTTCCTTCTTCATACATTACCGATCATGTTCTTAGGTATCAAGAAAGAAATTTGATTGCCATTAGAAACGCATAATAGGAGAATATAAATGCCAAATTTTGTTAGCCCAGGTGTATATGTCATTGAGAAGGACATATCAGATTATCCCCCAACCATTAATTCATCTGTTGTAGGTATTGTAGGCTTTGCTAGCCGAGGACCTATCGCTGGCCTCAACAATGAGAAGGCAACGTTGATCACTAGTCAACAACAGCTAGTAGATACTTTTGGAGAGCCTAATGAAGGAATCAAAGGTCAAGCTTTAGAGGGTGCCCTTGAAATTCTGGAAGCTACTGACTCTCTGAGGTTTGTAAGGTGTGCTAGTGGTGCAGTAAATGCTTCGGCGGTTGTAAGTATTGCAGGGTGTCCTGCGGTCTGGATAAGTGGAACTGCTGCCAATCCGATCAATGTGGTGGATGGTGGGCTCACCAATACAGGTGGCATGTCCGCTNTAGGTAGTGCCGATACTACTACTTCTGGGGTTAGGTTTGCTATTACAGCATACGATAGTGCTAGGACTAAGATAGTTGATGCTAAAACTTATACCGTCCCAAGTGGAACACTTTCTGTCTCTGAATCGCAGGGAGCGACTACGGCAATAGCTTTGAAGCAGAAGCTTGGAGGGGCTCTAGATGCAGATCGCATTGGAGCTTTTGCAGACAGTAGTAGTGTAAACGCATCTAGTTTCATTGTAGGTCTAGCTGCTGGGAGTGCAGCCACTCTTGAAATTACTATGGAGATTCAGGGGAACGATGATTCAGGCTGGACAGGACTATCAGGGATGCTCCCTGTTAATGCTGATGGATCTATTCTGACCGCCACTGCTGCTACTTCTTCAATAACTGTATCTGGTACTAGTGTTGACAGTGCGACAGTAGGATACTTAGTAAAAAGTCTATGGGCTGGCGCAGGTTATAATGCAGGTACCAAGACAGACGGTAGTACGAGTGGTGTATCCTTCGAAGTAGGGGTAAACGGTGGAGTGAATACTAAAGAAGCAGTAAATAACTTGGGAGTAGCTGCGGAAACCTTTATTGCTGGAACAACTTCTGCTGCATTCTTGGAGGATTTCCTGGGGGTTAACTATGCTGCGAGGACTTCGGATTATGTTACTTCCTATCTTGTAACGGGTACTTATGATGATATAACTCCTACAGCCCTCACTTCTTTTGAGAAACAATTAAAAGATTTAGTGGGTGCTGTGACGGTAACGGGCTATGGATACGGTCCTGCGAGTGCCACCACCGCTGGGGTTAATCCTCTCTTTGTCAAGTTACAGCAGGGAACTTATAATTTGGCAGCAGGTACTAATGGTATTCCTGATTGGGATGCAGGAGTAGCTACTGCTGTGGTAGGTACTGCAACAGCAGGGACTGGAGGAGCAGGTAAGTCTGGAATAGAAGCTCTTGATGATGATGTTCTTAATATTTCCATAGCTCTAGCTCCTGGAACTGGAGTAGGGGATCTACAGACTATTCAAAATGCTTTAATTACCAAAGCTGAAAAAACGAGTAACTTCTTAGCTTTGGTCTCTCCACCTTATGCAGTAGGACCTACAGGAAATGCGATTGATTGGAGCAACGGATTTGCAACTAGTAGAACCGCAGCAATCAATAGTTCTTATGCTGCCATATACTGGCCGTGGTTAAAGGTTTTCCAAGTCTTCGACGCTAAAGATCGTTGGTTAGCTCCTGAGATATACGGGGCACGACAAATGGTTGTAACAGATAATGTTTCGGATCCTTGGTTTGCTCCCGCAGGCTTTGTGAGGGGGAGATTAACTAAGCCAACAGATGTGGAAGTCGTTCTTAATCAAGGGGATAGGGATTCATTATATTCTGGAGGTAATGCTATCAATCCAATAGTGAACTTCGCTCAGAATGGTATTGCCATCTTCGGCCAAAGAACGGCTCAACGCCAGCCGACAGCTTTAGATCGTATTAATGTGAGACGTATGATGATCTATATTAAGAAGGCTATTCTAGCTTCCACACAGCGTCTCGTCTTTGAACCTAATGATTCATTTACTTGGAAGAGGGTGGAAGATCTTCTTAATCCGATGTTAGATGATATTGCTAACCGTAGAGGAATTACACAGTTCAAGGTAATTTGTGATGAAACAACTAACACTCCAGTTAGGATAGATAGAAATGAAATGTGGACCAAGGTACTGATTAAGCCTACGAAAACGGCAGAGATGGTCATCTTTGAGCTTAATTTAACTAATCAGTCTGCACAGTTAGGGAGTTTATAGGAGAGAAAATTAAATGGCTGAAACACAATCAATTTTTCTGACAAATCAGAATAGAGANNACCTAACAGGGGCGGGGCTTCCTGTTATATCNCAATCACTAGACTCAGTACGTGCTTATCAATTTGAGATTCACTTTACTCAAATTGGTGATGTCGATGGGANTCCTACCGATCTTACTCTCGCTGCTAAACAAGTGACTACTGCTGGTTTTGCAACAGAGGATATAGAGGTTAATCGTATTAATGATAAGGTTTTCTATCCAGGTAAAGCTAGTCCTGATGAGATTACCGTTACTTTTGATAACCTCAGTCAACAGAAAGTTGCTACCACCTTATGGAAGTGGTTTCAGTCTATCTATAACCCGATGACAGGTAAGATGGCTGATGTTAAGACTAATGCTGGATGGAAGGCTAAACAAGTTTCTATTCTTAACTTAGATCCTAATGGTCAACCGTTGATGGAAACAAAACTTTTCGGTGTGTATCCTAAGAGTTGGAAGACTGCTGAGTTTAATTATGGAACTAATGATTTTCATACAATTGAATTAGTCCTCCGCTACGACTTCATGGATCATGTTAATCGTTAACAACTAAATTAATTTTAAATGAGATAAAATAAGCCCAGCCTGGACTTATCTGGGTTGGGCTTAATCTATAATATAAAAGATGGATTATTATTATGCACTCCTGGAAAGCTATTGTCTTCTAAAGAAAAGGAAGTTTAAATTATCGTTACGAGAACAGGGTGAGAGGGGAAGTCCTGAAAGAGAGAAAGCTGCCCAGGCAGCGATGGCAGCACTTGGTAGTATCCAACCTGGAGCCAAAGACCAAGTAATTCATACCACTTCCAAAGGTAAAAATATTACCGCTTCCCGCAAAGAGGGGGCAGCAGCCCCCGAAGGGGAAGAAGACTCTGAAACAGGAATAGGGAGCGCACCTCCAGCAGAAGATAATACTGTAGTAACCGTAAAAGGCCCAAATTTTAGGGGAACCTTTAGGGGTGCTGGAGAGAACTGGAGTCAGCAAAAGGGTGGTGCCAAAGGTGAATGGATAGATTTTCCTGGTGGACATAATTCTTCTGGAGGAAAATTAGTAAGTGCCTTTATGGAGGGTGAAGAAGATGAGGCGTGGAATCAGGACGTATCTGACAAGACTGACAAGATTGGATTTAATCCACTCTCTCCTATCCCCCCTGAACTTAGCAAAGCTACTGCCAGACTAATAAAATTTATAGGGAATAAAGCAGGAGTAGAAGCAGCATTAGAGGCGGGGGCAGAAGAGGTACAGACAGATGCTGGATTTACTATTACACTAACCCCCAGCGAGAAGACAGGTAAGCCTATAGTTAGAGTTCAAAATGATGAGAATTTGTATCCAGGCTATGAGCCTCTAAAAAATCGAAGAGAAGATCGCGCACTAGTTGACCTGGAAAAGATGGTTGAGACCACTGCAAGGGAGTGTAAT